TGCTCTTTCTGTAATCATTACTTCCTTCGTTCCACCAACTAATTCTCTGTAGTTAAAGGTATTATTCATATCAAATTGCCAAGACTGCAAGATTCCTGCATAGCCAAAAATCGAAAACGCTGAAGTATTGCCGTTTCTAAAGATAACGGGTGCAGCTTGATTAGATTTAGTAACAGAAGGTATTGCTGTATCTGTTGGAGCTACATATACTCCCTGCATTTGAAATGAAATTGTAGGAATTTGCCCTACTTCTGCTGAGATCGAAAAAGTTCCTCGACATCCCGTAGCTTGATGTCTAATACCATCTGTGTAATACCAAATCGTTGCACTATCGAAGGTAGAAGTATCTTCTGGAGAATAAGTAACGCTAGTAGAAGAAACTACTGCCTTATTTGTTCCGCAAGCAAGGATGGCTGCATCCCACTTAGGAGCTGTGCCTGGTGTTCCACTACCAGTTAATTCACAAGTAAAATTGATATTGACTCTTGTATTTGCCAATAAAACTTCTGAATTTCCAAGATAAGGTCGAATAACTTCTCTTGTTACCTCATCACTTACAACTGGCTCAACAGATAAATCTGTCACTTCCAAATAGTTCGCTGATCCTGTAGGCGTAGCTGGTGAATAGCTAGTCTCAGTTTTTATTAGGATCGCTTTTTTTCTTGTAAGTTTTGGCATTACTCAAAAGCTTTTTACATATATCTGCATCTTAGTAGGTTATTTCCCTATTACGCCTACTTTATTGGGTCAAGTCGTTATTTTTAGTCCTATACATAATTGTCCAATTGGTACTAATTGCACCAGTTGGTTGATCAGCATCAGCCATTATAAAATCTGTTCCAGTTGGTTGAATATCAATGGCATGACCATTAAGAGTTAAATCTCCCATAATTTTAGGGAAAAGCGATTCTAAAATCGGATCAGCCGCTTCATCTGGACTTGTTGTAGTTGTACCCCTTACTAAAACAACGATTCTGACTTGCATCGTCCAGTCAAGAACATCAATACTTCTTTCTTGAGAACAAGAATTAGATACAACTTCAACAACTAAGCTAGGAAACTCTTCTTTAGTAATAGGAACCAACCTAGACCTATAGATTCTTGTACCTACACTTGTCGTACCAGCGAGATTGGTCACTATGCGAGCTAATATGCTTTCTGCTTTACAAGTCATGTTTTCTGTATCGCAATAGTAACAATTTCACCGTCTAAAGAGAAACGAGTCTCCCTGACGGTATAAGCAGTTCCAGCAACTTCAATTGAATCATTAGCCTTTAAATTCCCAAAATCTGTTGCCTTCGCTATCAATGTGTAATCACTAAATAAGACCATTCCATCTAAAACAATCTCTGTTGGTTGTGAAAGTATTGCTTTGGCAGTTGTTGTACCAGCAGTACAAGTCGTGCCAAATTCACCACCTACAAAGACTGAATTGTTATCACTTAACGCCATTAGAAACTTTCTTTACTTTGGGCTTTGCTGGAGGCTTTGGGGGGCAGGCTGGAGGAGCCTCTGGAGCCTTGATTGCTTTGTTATTACGGATTAGATACGATCCATCAACATCGCTGACTTCACGAATCTCACCTGCATTTAAGTGTTGACCTGCAACGGCAACATTACGGATTGCTTGAATTTTCATAAAAGAAAAAAAGGGGCCATTGCTGACCCCTAATAACAATTAAGTTAAGACATCCAAAATGGCTGAGAAGCCACTTGCTTGGCGAACAGCTACATCAAGTGTAGTTATTGCGCGGACAGATGTAAGAGCCTTAGTGAAGTCTGATCCATCAGAATCCGATACGGCTAGTTCCATACCATTTCCCCAGAACCCAATTAAACATTGCGAGAAGTCACCGAAGAGAACAGCAGAACAAACACTGCTTGCAGAACCCTTAGTCAAGTTAGAAGGTACTTGGTTAGAAATTCCGATTTGGTAGCCATTAATGACACCAGGAGTTGAACCACGACCTCTAGCTGATAGATCAGTGTTCCATAAGAAAGCACCGTCGCCACTTGCGCTGCCACCTGCTCTCAATTTTTTGAGTTCTGACAAAACTTTCGCATTTGTCACATAACCCATGTTATTCCCACCAGCGTTGTCAATCAGTACTTCTTCCTCAAGGTTGATGAGGTTTTCTAGTGTGATTGCAGCACCGTTAGTACCACCAGCTACAGAGCCAATACCTGAAGTCTGCATGATCCCTGTTGGCTGACCTGAAGAACCAGAGCCATTAAGAATAGCTAGGTCTACGCCAAGATTCACAGTGGAGATAAGGTCGCTTCTCACCAGACTTTCTATACCAGGAGTTGCCTGTAAAAGAGTCTGACGAGAATACTTAGACAAGACTCCATAGTTCTTAGGACTTAATGAAATCTGATCAAAGGTGCTCTCTGACTGGGTTATAGCCGTTGTCTCGTTTGCCAACCAGTAACCAGTCGATGTTCCAGAACGTCTAGGAATATCAACATTACCTACTAATCCAGGCAATGTTCCAACACCCATCTGAAGCATCAGAGTGTTATTTTTCAAACTCTCGATGAAGTCTTCAGCCTTTAATTCTGTTTCTACTAGGTTCCCTCCTGTTGTAGCCCCAGATGTTACATAAGTAGCACGTTTCTCTAGTGCTGCATAAGGAATAAGGAATCCTTTTTCTGTTGTTCTTTTAACACCAGAACGCTCAACTTCTTGAGATAATTCTCTAACAAAACCAGCATCTTTAGATGACCAGTCACCTGTTAAAGCAGCACGAATACCAGCAGTAATGCTGTACTCAGTACGCTCTTTTTTGTTTAGCTCTACAGGAGAAACAGTTTCAACTGGCTTCTTGCCCATAGTGTCTAAGACGGCTGCTCTCGCATCGTCTAAAGAACTACCGTTCTCTACAAGTTGAACGCCTAACTCCTCAAAGTTATGCTTTCTGCAAAGTGCAGTAATGTTTGCAATTCTGGAACGCTCTGCTTTGGCCGCCTCATCAGCAGCTTTAGAACGCACCAAATCTAAATCAAGATTTTCAGACATCTTAGATGTTGACAAAGGTGTACTTGCGACTGAAGCCGCTTCAGGAGGAGCCGTAGCTCTCTCGTTATCTACAATTGTAGGTTGTTGTTGCGTATTAGTAACGGTTTCTACCACAGAATCATCTTCTTTTGCTCTTGAAACACCTACTGAGAAATCTGCCGGCACACTAACCAAGCTAACCTCGGCAGGCGTAAAGCTAGTCACTCTATAGGCTCCATCCCCCATTTCTTCAGTTTCGTTAACACTGTATCCAAAGGAGACGTTACGATAAATTCCATCTTTGACCAGATTTAAAGCTTCTTCGCCTGCTGCATTTTTAGCAAAGCGAACAACTGCC